TGGCCATAAAATTTTTTACCAATATATTTTAAATGTTTTTTAATCCTATACTTTGATATCATTTGTCTTATTTTCCACATTAGTTTTTTCATCACGTATATCCTCGAGTTTCATGTGTGTTTTTAATGTTTGATTATTTATAGACTAATTTACTAAAAAATAAATAACCACGATAACTATCACAACAGCGATAGATATTTTGGGATTAGCTTTTGCTAATGTCCAAACTTGTTTTATTTTTTCCATATTTCCTCCTAATGTATTTCACCCCAGTTTTTACCAGATTCATAGTCTACCTTATTAGGTACGTTGAGTTCAACTGCTGCTTCCATTATTTGTACTATTCGTTTTGCCTGTTTATCATCTCCTATAGAAATGTCCAGTTCATCATGAATCTGAATATGAGGAATAATTCCTTCTTTGTAAAGCTCTAACATACATTTTTTTGTCATATCAGCAGCTGATCCTTGAATAAGTTTATTTAGTGCTTTGTAAGTATAGGCTCGTTTGATACCTGGTCCATATTCTTGAGAAGCGGCTTCAAAAGACAAAGGTTTATGAATTCCAAAGTAATTAGGTTCCCATAGATGAAACCGGCATAGTCTTCCTAAAAGAGTTCGGATCTGTCCTCGTTGCTGAGCTCGATTAGAAACCGCATTCATTAATTGTTTAACAAATGGAACTTTACCATGGTAAAGTTGAAAAAGATCATCTGCTTTTTGTTTGCTTACTCCTAGTTCGGCTTGAAGTTTAGCTTTACCCATTCCATAAAATAATCCAAGGTTGATAGTTTTAGCTTGTAGTCTGGGAATGTCTGCCATGTCTGCTACAATTTTATGAAAATCTGCTTCTCCATCTTTATAAGCATCTACTACATTCATGGCAGATGGAAGTTGTTGAAGGGATGCATAGTGAACTACTAATCGAGGTTCTTGTTGATTATAGTCAAAGCATCCCCACTCGCATCCTGATTCTGGTATAAACAGGGAACGAATCAAGGGACCTAAGTCCTTATTGCGAGCAGGAATTTGTTGTAAATTAGGATTAGCATAACTAAATCTGCCAGTAACTGTTCCACCATTATCTGATCTAATTTGATTTATGTCTGCGTGGATACGTCCATTATGTTCAAAGCGAATGATTGTATCAATAAAAGTTGTATGGGCCTTGTTTATTTCTCGAGCTTTTGCTATCTTGTTAACTAAGGGATGAGAATGAGAAGAGAGAAAATTTTTAGTAAAGGAAGGTGCGTTTGTTTTTAAAGTTCTTTCATAAGGTAATTTTAATTTGTCAAAAACTGTGGCAATCGATCGTGCTGCCCATATTTGAGCATCTATGCCTGTTTCTTTTTTTACTTCTAGGAGCAGTTGCTTTTCTTCTGATGCTAATTGTTGCTTCAGTTTGTGAGCTCTTTGACCGTCCACTCTCACTCCAAGAAATCTCATGTCAACCAGACAAGGAAAAAGACTAGTTTCTAATTCAAAAATAGCTTCTAGATCCTGGTTGCTTAATTCTTTTTTCAGGACTTTCCATAAATTATAAGTTAGCTCTGCATCTCTTTCCGCATAGGTTCCAACATACATTGCAGGAAGTTTCCAAAGTTCTGATTTAGGATCTACTCCCCAGTCGTCAGCGGCATTCCGTAAGGCAGTTTCTGCTTTTCCCCAGCCAACATATTCTCTTCCTAGACTATTTAAATCGTAACGGAATCTATTTTCATTTATTAAAGATGCAGCGATCATTGTATCAACAATGTCTCCTTTAATTTCTATTCCCATAGATCGGATCCAACAGACATCGTACATTGCATTGTGAAAAATTTTAAGAGAATTAGATTTACAAAGGTCTGTAAACCATTGAATTACTTTACTTTTTTCGAGGTTGTCTCCTCCTTCATGTTCGAAAGGAAAGTAACCTACGTAGCCTTCTGTTGCTACAGAAATACCTACAACTTTTCCATTTTTAATAACGGAACCTGATCCTTTAGATTTTAAATCAGGATCACAGGTTTCTAAATCGATTGCTATTTCTTGACAGTTGGTGAGGTCAGGAAACTCTGTTGGTTTAACCCATTCTGTTTCAGATTTATAAATTAAATCTTTCAAGAATAATCTCTTTCAATAATCATATCTATAAAATGTTTTGCTTTTTCTAAATCTTCCTTTCCTCCTTTATAAGGATGCCTACAAATATATTTAATAACACTTCCTTCAGCAAAGAGCAATTTATTTTCCATTACAAATTTACTTGGCTGAATTTTAAAATTCTGATAGTGTGTTCCGCCAATTTGTTTATCGTATTCACTCATGCAATTTCTAACAGCATTAAACAAAATATAAATGTATAAATACAAATAATAGTTATAGTAGTAACGTTGTTCATATCTTAAATTCTTTACTCCTGTCCTTGGATCTTATTAAAAACAAATTGTGTTTGGTCCTGGTGATCCCAACGTACCAGACCCTTTGCTCTTCATCCCGTTTTGTTATGGATTTTCGTGCAGCTTTAATAGTATTGTTTGTTTGACTTTGCAAGATAATTACATTGGAAGCTTCTCCTCCTTTGGATCCATGGAGAGTTGTAACTTTGACTCGAGGTTTCTCTTGTAGATTTTCTCCATTTTTTCTCATGGCTCGAATATAAGTTTTGGTTTTAGGAGTTACTTCGGTAAAGGCTTCATACCACGCGACTTTTTTGATAGTAGGATGTAAAGCAATCAAAGAATCAAGAGTAAACATTTTATCTGTGGCTTCTTTCAATTTTAGGCCTAATCTTTCGAAGACGCGTTGAGCTTCAATGGTGTGTAATTGTTCTCCTTTTTTCCATTTTTCCCAATTCAAAATATCTTGGTATAGATTTTTATTGAGACTTTTGCCTTGTCGAGTTTCATAATAGACTCCTCGTCTATGAAGCTGAGTAATAATAGGTCTTAAAAGATCATTAGTTCTGGCTAAAATGTACCAGTCTCCTTGTGAAAGGTTGATATGGTCAATAGAAAAATAGGTATCCACATTTCCTTCATCAGCAGTAGGAAAATATTTTTTATCAATTCTTGCTCCTACAATATTATCTAATCTTTGAAGAGCTCGACGATGAACAATTTGTGGAACTCGATGAGATTGTTGCAGTGGAATTTCAATAGCTTCAAAATTTATAAAAGATTTTACATCAGCTCCGGCCCATCCAAAGATTGCCTGATCGTCATCACCAGCTACATACACATTGCTAGAATGTTCTTGTAAAACTTTAACCATCTCCCATTGAAGAGGAGAAAGATCTTGAGCTTCATCAATAAATACAACTTTAAATAGTGGACATACTAATTGCCCTTTCTTATATTCCTTATCTTTTTTTTCTATAAATTGAAGAATCATGTCATTAAAATCAATTAAGTTATAGTCGCGTTTATATTCTTCTATTTTTTTATCTAATATAAAAAGTTTATCTCTTTCAATTCTTCCTAAATGTTCATTACGATCCAATTGTTCTAGGACAGTGATGCTCCTAAGTTTAGCCAGATTAATAATAGTTAAGTATTCACTTTTATCGGTGAAGATTCCATTGAAAGCATTTTTTTCATAAGGAGCGTACTGGACTCTTACTCCTGCTTGTGCTCCGATAACTCGATAATGTTCTTCTTGTAATATATTTTCTTCTTTTAGATTTAAACGACGAAAGGCTAATGAATGAAGAGTCCTGAAATATTCTATATCTTTTTTCTCGAGATCAGGTCTAGATTCTAGATATCGGTCTCTCGCTTCGTTTGCCGCTTTACGAGTAAAAGCAAAATATCCTATTTGATTTAAAGGGACTCCTTTGTCTACATATTCTTTTACAGTATCCAAAAGGGTTTTTGTTTTTCCTGTACCTGGGGGCCCTACAACTTTATAGTTCATTAATAATTATCCTTTTTCTTTTCCGTTGGGTGATGTTCAATTTGATCAATATGAAGTTGTTTAAGTTTAACACAGCGTATAGTTCCAGTTTCAATGTTATACGGATGACCAAATTCAGCTGCATAATATTTCTTTAATATAATTCCGGTATCTTTCGAAGACGCTTTCCATCGAGTAGGAAGAGTTTCAAAAAAAGAAGGAAAAAGAAAATAATGAAAACCGCCTTCAGTCCAACAAAGACCTCCTCGAATTTCTGATTTACTTTTTGCTTTAACTCCATTGATGCAAAATTCATATAAATGAGGATATAGCTGATCTTTGTCTTCTGTTCCTTCGGCAGGACGTATGACTGTTGGTTTTTTTATTACTTGGTTTAAGAATTCACGATATTTTGTAGGATTAAGGGGCTCGGGCATAAAGTGTGCCTGTAACCAAATTATATTTAAAAGTTTTCGTTGAGTTGTAAAAGTTGTTGGATCAGTAGCTTCACATTGTACAGGTGTACCATCAGGTTTTTCAACCATGAATCGTAATACAGGTATAGTGTAATAAAGAATTTGAAGTCCTGAGATAAGAGGAAAAGCTTTGGTGGCATCAGAAACTACACCAAAGGCTCGCTTCACACAAATATGTTTCATGCACTGAGGACCAATAATTTCATCATTACATGTATGACCAGCGGTATCTTTGTCCCATGCTTTTATTTTTTTATCTAGATGGGATTTGTCCCATGGGTCAGTTAAATAACTGTAATTAGCGGCGGATACTTTGTCTTGCCATTTGTCTTTATATTTTTTCTTTGCAAAAACCATATAGTTATACATGAATCTATCTCGTCCATCTGTTAATTTGTTTTTAGAGAGTCTTTGTAAACAACATGGACCATCTGCAAATTCAGGAGCTCCTCCTTTTAAAACCTCTTCATTGCATCTTGTTATAAGGCTAGTTAGTTCTAATGCTGTAAGTCGAGAATTTTGGGCTGCTTTAATAAATTCTTCTAAAGATAAAGGCTCGTTATTTTTGTTAACAGCATAACGCGTGGTGTCTTTTTTATTTTGATAAGGAAGATTAATAAAATTTCCTGCAAGATTTCCTTTTTCATCCGGGACTAATTCTACTTGTTTAGGATAAAGTTCAGTAGTTCGTTTTAAGTCTAGAGGTAAAAGAAGAGTTAATAGAGCGTCTCTCATCGTTTGGGCGCTGATTTCTTCTTTCATGTAAAGATAAATATGAAGTCCCCCACTTTTGGAACGACATGGGACCACAGGAAGTTTATGTTGTTCTATCAGGAATAAAAGAGCTGAAATCTTAAAATCTTTATAATTATTGGGGTCTACGTCAATACATCCAAAAGAAACTTTACCTTCACGAGTACAAGGTTGGATACCTATAGAAATTTTTCCGTCTAAATGTTGTTGATAGTGGGTAGGAGTAATTGGTTGTTGAGCCCATACGTAGTATGGTTTAATCTTGTTTTTTTCTTTGTCGAATTCCACTTTGGACATATCGGCTTTGCCAAAGTTTTCAGTCAGTCCTGTAAATAGCTTTATAAATTCATCAACCATAATGTTCCCTTAAGCGGGGCGGCTTAAGTTTCCCGCTACCGCCCCTATTTTCCCTCAAGAGAAAATTAAAAGTTTGTATCTTCTTTCGCCGCCAAACTCTTAGCATCACTAGCTTTTAAAGAAGTATAAAATTCTTTAGCTATTTGATAAAGTGCGGTACTCTCAACTTTTTTAAGTAATTTTACAGAG